CTCCGCCGGGCTCCGCCCGGCAGGGGTGCCCCCCCGCCCCGCGGCCCCCGTTCCCGCAGGTCAGCGGCGTTGCCGCTGCCCCGGTCACTCTGGGTTGCTGCCTCAGCGCCCGCGCTGGGGCGGTGACGCTGGGTGGCTGCCCTGGGGCGCTCACGCTGGGTCACATCGCCGCTGTCACGCTGGGTTGCTGGCATCGGGGTCACCGTGCCAGGGCTCGGGCGGCTGCGGCCTGGGCGCTGGTCACCCGCTTGTGGCAGCGGGCGCAGACCCCGGCCAGAGCCCAGTCGGCTTCGACGCCGGGCTGGGTGTGGTGGACCTCGACCGAGGGCGACGACCAGCAGAGGCGACAGGTGGGGTCGCGGCGCAGGATGCGGGCTCGGGTCTGGTCCCAGCCGGGCGGCATGGCGCGGCCGGGTTGTCCCTCGGCCCAGCGCTGCGGGGTCCAGTGATCGGGACAGGTGCGGGGTCCGGGGCAGGCGGGGTCAGCGCAGGCGGTGGGCGCTCGGGTGGGCATGGTGGCGGTCAGCCGGGCCACGGAAGGGGTCAGCCCGTGGACGCGGCGGGAGCGGGGGAGCTGGTGCCGCGTCGGCTGCGGGCGTTCGTGGCCCGGCTGCCGCTCGTCCGGCGGGCGGTGACCGTGCCCGCCGGGGCGAATCGCCCGGTGCCGGGGTGCCGGACGCGGTGACGAGTGCCGAGTGCTGACCGGCTGCGGGCTCGTGCCACGGTGACCTCCCAGGGGTCGGATTCGCTCGGGTCCAGTCTGCCCCGTGCCGGGGGCGTCGGGCAACTACCGGCCCGCGTGGGTTCGGATCACGATGATGCCGCAGGCGATGACGACGAGGGCGACGACGGCGAGCGTGATCACGATCCCGAGGTCGCGGCGGATCATGACCGGTCGGCGGATCATGTGAGCTTCCCGAGGCAGCGCCGTTTGGCCATCTTCGCCGAGTAGGCCCGCTCGCACTTGAAGCACCCCGGCCCGGCGAACATGACGAGGTTCTCAGCGTCCATCAGCGTGGGCGTGCTCGGGTCGCGGTGTGCGCCGGGGTCGGTCATGAGCCACGCGGCGGTCATGATCCACAAGTGCTCGCCGGGTTTGTCGGCGGCGATGAGGCGGCGTTCTAGGCGGTCTTTGCTGGCGGGCTGGTAGCGGATACCTGCCCCGGTGACGTGTCCGTGGTCGGTCATGGGAGCACCTCGCCGATCGGGCGGATTCCGGCGCGGTCTTGCATCTCGTCGTCTACGTCGGCCCCGAGGTTCACGAGGGCTTCGATGAGCCGGGCGAACGCTTCGGGGTCCACGTCGGCGGCGGCTCGCAGGGTCGGGGGCTCTACGCCGCCGTTGGCTGCGGTGATCTGGTCGAGGGCTTCACGGGCCTGGCGGGCGAGGGCGTCACGGGTGGTGACCACGACCCAGTGACCTTCGCCGGTCATGATTCGCCCCGGTGCGTCTCGGTGCCGCGTGCCCAGTTGCGCATGTGGTCGCGGGTGGCTCGGGCGTCGGTGATCGCTCCGGGTTCGGTCTCGGGTCCGAGGTCGGCCCAGGGGTCGGGGTGGTGGTCGATGTAGGTGCCGGGGCCGAGGGACACGCCGCCGCCGCCGTGCCAGATCAGGCTCACCGGGTGGGGTTCGTCCAGCTTGCCGATGTCGGTCCCGAACCGCAGGTATGCGACCTCGGGGTCTGCGGTCGGGTCGTAGACCTCGATGACCCAGGGGAAGCCCTCGGAGTCGGCGGCGCGGCAGGCGTCGGCGTGGAACATCGACGTGACCTCGGCTACGTCGCCCGCGTCGGGGTCGGTGGCGTCGATCCATTGTTCGGCCTGGACCTTGCCGCCGATGTAGAGCCGGAAGCGGAGCGATGTCTCGGGGTCGTGCTCGGGGTGGTGGTGGTGCGTCGTCATCGGGTCACCTGCTCTCGGTCAGTAGGGGATTTCTGGGTCGGGGTCGGTGACGATCTCGCCTTGGAGCACGTCGCCGGGTTCGGTGGTGTCGGCCTGGCCGTCGCTTCCGGCGAGTCCTTTGCGGGCGATCTGTGCCCAGTGGGTTACGTCGCGGGCTGGCCCGCCGGGTCGGCGGGTCTGGTCGATGATGTCACGGGCGGGGCGGGCGCTGCCGGTGGTCGTGTTGCGGGTCGGTCTCAACCGGCGGGCTTCGGCTTTGGTGCTGATGCACTTCCGAATCCACGCGGCGGGGTTGTCGATGGCGCGGCCGGTGAGTAGCTCGGCCCGGATCGCGGCGGCTTCCTCGCGGGTGACGGTGGTCCCGGTCTTGCTGAACATGAGGGCTTGGATCAATCCGTCTAGGTCGTCGCCGTCACCGGGCGGGTCCTCGCGTGCGGGCGCGTGCGCGGAGAGATTCTCTTGCTCTTTCTCTTGCTCTTGCTCTGCATAGCCGTCCGCATTGCCGTCCGCATTGCGACCCGCATTACGGTCCGCATCGACCGAATCCCAGCGCGTCCGGGCAGCCTTCCGGCCGCTCTCGGTCCTGGCCTGCACTTCTGCCCGCGTGTCGTTCCATTTGGCGTAGTTCACGACCTGCCAGCCCATGCGTTCCGCATGCGGCTCGCATAGCGCTCCGTATGCGCCCCGGTCTGCGAGGTGCAATGCGAGCCGCTCCGCGTGATCGACCGGAAGCGGGTACATCAGCATGCCGGGCGCATTCGTCGGGACAAAACCATCGGTCAGGTTCCGGCGGCTGTAACCGATCATCTGAGAGAACAGGTCACGCGCCAAGATGGCCTCGACCGCGCCGAACCGGTCGAGCGCGGCAACCTTCGGGTCTTCGGTCCAGTTGACCGCCATCTTGTAAAAGGTCTCATCTGTGTGCGGCATCATTCGGCCTCGCGGGTGGGTTCGGGGGCGTACCCGGCGGCGACCAGAAGCGGCATGATGATCCGTAGCGGGACGATCGCCAGCGCGTCAGCCACGGCCCGCTCGCCGCAGCCGGGCGGGAGATAGACCACCACCGGGACCTCACCGGGCGCGGCGTACCCGGCAGCCTGGGCGATGGCCTTGTGGGACCATTCGGCCCCGGTCTTGATCTCGAATGCGACCCCCGGCGTGCCGAGCAGGTCGCGGCCCTTGCGGCTGTTCGGGGTCTTTTCCACCGAGGGCCACCAGGGGCGCAGGTAGTCGGCGACCCAGCCGGGCGCGGTCAGGCCCTTGGCTCTGCTCATGCGGTCACTACCTCGTCAGCGGGCATCGTCTCGGGCGGGTGGAGCGGTCCGGGTCCGGGTACGGCGTGGCGGGTGAGGTACCGGCCGGGGTCGAGGGGCCACTGTGCCGCCTCGGGAGCCCTCAGCCAGCCGGTGAGCCACATCGACCCGCCGGATAGGAACGTGTCCACCCGGACGACGATCAGCCCATCGTCGGCGACCTCGCGGGGGTAGACGAACGTCCGCCACGTCCCGGCCTCGAATGCCCGCCTCGACGCCCAGGGGGTTGACCGCACCTCGTACCGGTACCGGCCCGATGGCGATGTGAGGTCGGCGCGGGGCTCGGAGCCGCGCAGCGCGAACCGGAACCGGATACCGAGGTGCCGGGCCACGGCCATCTCGGCGACCGTTCCCCAGACCGACGCCTCATAGCGGCTGATGTGGCTGGCTTCGCCGTTGCGGACCCGCCACGACTGGACCGCCATCACGTCGGTTATCCAGCACGCCAGGCGGCGGTCGGCGGGGGTGTAGGGAAGCCGGATCATGACGCGAGCACCAGCGTGGTCATGAGGTCGTGTCCGAGGTCGGTGGTATAAGGCGGGGGGATCGCGTTGCCCAGCTCCCGGCGGGTCATCCACCCGATCCCCATGAGCCGCTCGGCGACCGCCTGCGGGACGTGCTTCTGATGCCCGGACGACCGGGGGCGGGGTGTCTCGCGTTTGGCCCCGGAGCGGATCACGGTCACGGCCTGGCGGTCGTGGACGCAGGGCGGGCGGAGCGTGAAGCCGCCCCAGGACGTTTCAAACCAGCGCTCTCGGGTGATCATGTACGGCCCCTCGCTGAGCCCGTACATGCAGCCGCACAGACGGTAGTCCGGTCGCATCGGCGCTCCGGGGACGCATTCGATGACCCAGGGCCGGGCGGTCGAGGTGAACCGGTCGCGGATCGCGCCCAGGAGCCACCCGGACCCCTCGACGCGGGGGGCGTTGCGTCGGTGGTCGAGGCACGGCGGGGAGGCATGGAACGCGGCGTAGCCGTCGAGGGGCGCGGTCATCACGTCGGCGCGGATGAAACACCCCGGATAGCGGGGCTGGGGCTTGAGGTCGAAGCCGACGATATGGAACCCCGCCAGGGCGTAGCCCCAGCCCGCGCCGCCCGCGCCCGAGCACCAGTCAGCGAGCACGGGAGCCCCGGCCGCGCCGCAGACAGGGCAGACCCACCCGGCCAGGCCGGGACCGCCGGGGCGCGGGTAGGAGCGTCTCACAGCGGCAGCTCGACATCGGTTATCGGGACGACCGGGGCGAGCCAGTCGGGGACCTGCTCGGGGAAGTGGCCGACAAGCCAGGTGAGCAGCTCCGCACGGGTGATCCGCCAGTGGTCGGGCAGGTTGCGGATGATCTGGGCAGCGAGGGGATGGTAGGGCAGCGCCCGGATACCGTCGTCGCAGTAGCAGCGGGTCACGAGGTCGTCGTGGTCGTCGCGGTCCGGGTCGTATGGTCTCGGGTCGTCGTCGGTGTCGGGACCGGCCCAGATGACCCACTGGCGACCGGCGCACATCGGGCACATTGCGACCGGTCCGAGGGCGTCGATGAGCAGGCAGCGGGCCAGCTCGACCGGGGCCGACCCGTAGTAGCCCCACCCGAACCCGCCGGGTGAGTGCTTCACGAAATGGACCAGGGGGGCGCGGTGAGCGGCTATCCGGTCGTGCGCGGTCACCTCGACCGGGCTCCGGGTGTCCCCGGCGATGTGCCGCCGCCCGTGGTAGCAGGTCGTCGTCATGGCCGGGCTCGGATCACGAGCAGGCGTTCCCACTGGTGCGGGGACAGGCGGGGCTCGCGGGTGAGCGCTTCGGGGTTCCCGGCGTCTTGGACGACGATCCCGAGGGCGGCGAGCCTGCCGTTGATGGCGACCCACCGGTCAGCGACGCGGGGTCCGGGGTCGGTGGGGTCGTCGGGGGTCACGGGTGCCCCTCGGCGGCGCGGCGGGTGTCGAGGGTCTCACCGGTCGGGGTGACCTCGGACAGGTCCACCTCGACCACACGCATGAGGCGGACCCTGGTCGGTTCGCCTAGCTCGCGGTTGCCGGTCTTGACGAGCACGACGCGCCACCGGTTGGCCCGGAAGATCACGATGTCATTCGCCCGGACCGGCGCGGGGCGTATGGCCGGGGTCACTTCTTGCCACCCTGCTTGCCGGTCCCCTTTCCCTCGTCGGGGTCGTCGGGGCTGTCCGGGGCGGACATGTCGCGGAACGCCTGCTCTATCTCGTCTTCCAGCTCCAGCGGGAGCACGTCCATATCGGAGCGCTTCTCCAGCGACCGGCGGATGAGTTTCTCAGCGGTCGGGAGGTCTTCGGCTAGCAGGGCCTCGACCCGCCGGAACCGGACCGTCACCATCTCTTCGCCCGTGTCGCTGTCGATGGTTACCCGCTTGGCGTCGAAGATCACCAGGGCGGCGCGGAGTTTCCTCGGGGTCCGGTGGGCTCCCTCGTCGGCCAGCACCGACGCGAGGGGCTCCAGCCCGTTCTCTTCGCCTTTGGGGAGCAGGGATTGACGCTTGACCTCAGACATCGGCGGGCCTTTCTAGGTAGTCGTTCACGGCGCGGATAGCGGCGCGTTGGGCCTGGAGCAGGGCCAGGGAACCCCGGCCGCGCCCGTGGTCATAGGCGGCGTTGACGGCCCGCTGTATGGAGTGCGGGCACATCCGCCAGTGAATCCCGCACATCAGCAGGTGGTCGGGAACGTCGCGGGGGCAGACCCGGACCGGGCACGGGTGGGTGTCGGCGGGTTTCACGGCGGGTCAACCTCCAGCAGCGCGGGGCCGATCGTCTCGAAACAGTCGCGGCGGTCGAGGCGGTCGAGGCGGTCGAGGGATTGCCGGTTGAGGGCCAGCAGGTGATCGCGGAGGGCGTGCAGCTCGCGGACCTCGGTGATGAGGTCGGCCACGTCCTCAGCGCGGAGCGCCGAGGGGTCGTTGTACGCGAATGCCAGCTCAGCCCGCCGGGCTATCCCGGCTAGCTCAGCCGTGGTCAGGTTCCGCATCGGGCGGGGTTCCTTCCGTGCTGGGGGTGTCGGCCTGGCCGTCGTCGGGTTTGGCGGCGATGGTCAGCAGCGCTTCGATGCGTTCGATGACTGCCACGGCTTCCTCGGGGGTCAGGTCCCCGGTCCCCTTGACCGGGTGGCTGACCCATGCGGCGATGAGCCCTAGCGCCTCGTCGGCCGAGGTGATCCCGATCGATTCCAGGCCCTTGATGATCCGGGTCTGCTGGGGCCGGGTCAGGCGGGGCTCGACCTTCGCCGCCGCTGGCGCGGCCGGGCGCGGGGGATGCTCGGGCGGTGGTTCGGGCGGTGGTGGGGGTGGTGCGGACGGCGGACCCGAGGGGAGCGCCCGCCGTGTCTGGGTCGTCCTGCGGCGGGTGGTCCGGGGTGTCGTCGGCTGGCCGTTGATCTCGGCGGGGTCGGTGGTCCGGGGTTCGGTGCTGGCCGATTCGATGGCCAGTAGGCGGGGTTCGTCGTCTAGTTCCTCGACCATCGCGGGGATGCCCATCAGCGCGTCAGCGGCGACCCACCGGGACACCTCGGCGGTTGCCCGTGCGACGAGCATCGCCTTGGTCTGCTTGCGCCAATTCCCCTCGGGGTGGCCGGGGTACAGACCGGCGACCTTGGCCCGGTCGAGGTCCCACACCGCCCGCTGCCATTCACCCCCGGCGCGTCGGCCGTCCACGACCGCCCGCTGGCTGGTGGATTCCTTGATCACGATGTCATGACCGGCGTTCTGGAGCAGACCACGGGCGGCTATCGCGTACATGGCCACGGTGCCCTTGATCAACGTGAACGACCGGAGCGACACCATCGGGGGTAGCCGCAGCTCTTGACCGGCGAGCAGCACGGCGGTCACGGTGGCCACGGTCCCGTCGAGGTCGAGGATGCGGTCAGCGGCGCGGGCTTCGGGGTTGGTCCACCGTCTGAGCGAGTCGGGGACAAACGGGGTGGGTGCCAGGATTCGGGCGATACCGGCGGCGGCTTCGGCTTCCGCCGCCCAGGCTCGCAGGCTCAGTTCGCTACTTGTTGCCGTGTCGTTCGGTCGTGCGGGGCTCACCGGACAACACCATCGGCTACGCTCGATTGCACTGCTGGTCCCTCCATACCCGTGTCGAGTCGGGATTGGCATGGCGGCGGGCGTTCGGGCCTGAGCGCCCGCCGCACGGGGTTTTAAGTTGTCGCGGCGACCAGGGCAGCGGTCGCGGATGACCCGATCCAGCCGGGCATGTCGTCTTGCCGGTCGTGGAGCCAGCGCAGGTGCTTGAAAAACTCCCAGACCTCGGGGCCGGTATCGACCGGGCGCAGTTCGCAGGCGTCGGACTTGATCCACACCACGCCGCAGTGTTCTATCTCCAGCCAGGACATCAGCCGCTCGTCGTCGGGGGCGTCGGGGTCCACGAACGTCTCGGCGTGCTCGTACGCGCAGAGCTGGAGAGCCGACGAGGGCCACACGCCGCTCGCGGTGGTCTTGAGGTCGAGCAGCCACCGGGCCGGGGGTATGACCTCACCGCCGACCCATTCGAGCGCTGGCAGATCGGCGACGAGATCACCGGTCCCGCAGTAGCGCTCTGTCCGGTTGGCCACGACCAGCTCGGTGGCGACCGGTACCGGCTCGATCCGGTCGAGCCAGTCCCGGTATGCCTCGACGTGCCCGGCTAGCTCGTCGGGCACCGCGACCTCAGCCCCGGTCACGAGCGCTTCCCCGAGCTTGTGGACCTGGGTGCCCCGGCGGGCGGCGGGGTCCACGATCTCGTAACGCGCCCCGGTCAGTTTCTTGAGCCGCTCGGACGGGAGCAGCTCGCCGAGGGCATCCCAGTGGTCGAGGGCGTATTCAGCGGTGACCCGACCGGCCCACCCGACGAGGTTGTCGTTCGGGAGCATGTCGAGGATTTTGGTCACCCCTGGGGTCTTGACCCCATCGACGTGGTAGCCGAAGCCCCGACCGTACTTACGCCGTTTAACGGTCATGATCACGCCCCGCCGCGTTTAGACCGTGGTCACCGTCTGTACCGGACATTACGTCTTGCACGTCGCAAACAGAAGCCCCAGGGGCGATATCGCCCTCCGCTGGTGACGTGCCGTCACGGGGCGGGGGCGGCGGGTGCAGATCGAGCAGGCCGGAGAGCCGGGCTCGGGTGTCGGCGGACAGCCGGGGAGCGCCGAAGACTAGGCGGCGGATGCGCTCGGCGCGGCCGGGGTCGGGGTTGCTGGCGGTCATGATGCCACCCGCCCGATCGGTAGGAGCAGCTCGCCGGGGTCGTGACCGTAGTAGGCAGCGAGCTTGGCCAGCATCGCCACGGACGGCGACCGGCCGGGTTGTCCTGTCTCCAGCGCGGCCAGCCACGGCCCGCTGATCTCTAGTTCGGCCGCGACCCGTTCGCGGCTCTTGCCGGTCTCGTCGCGCCAGGCTCTCAGCCTGGCATAGTCGATCAGCACGGTTACGCCGTCCCGAGGCACTGTGCCCTCCGCAAGTAGCGACGGTGAAACAGGGGGGTGTCACTCTTGCGAAGCGTGGGCCGCGACGCCTGCCTTCGGTCCTGCGGTGCTTCCCGCCGGGCAACTCACGGCCGGGCAGCTATCACCAGGCATAGCCGGCGAATGTGGGGTCTGTCAACCCCCGCTGTGTAAACGATCCGGGCAAGCTGGGAGTCTGCTAAGCGTGGCCGGTCGGGGAGACCGGCCAGGCCGTCACCAATGGAAGGACACACCACTGTGACGCACACAATCAGCAAGAGGTTCCGGGCCATCGCCCTGGGCGTAACCACGGTGCTGGGGGCGGGCGCTATCGCCCTCACGATGACCGGTTCGGCGTCGGCCGCGCCGCTGCCGTTCCACCCCGAGGGGTTCATTCTCAACGCATCGTCCATCGACCCGGACGGGACCGTGGTCGCGGTCGGCCCGGTCCACGGGGTCGGCACGGGCAACTTCGATCCCGGTCCCGATGTCTGGAGCCTTGCCGGTCCCACCGGCACGGTCCGGGTCGTGCACTCGGCCCTCGACCCGCTGACGGTCGATCCGGCCACGTGCACGGCCAGCCTCGACCAGACTGTCCGGTGGGCGCTCGTCGGCCGCACCGGGGCGGACCGCTTCTCATTCGGGTTCGGGACCGCCAAGGTGACCGAGCGGGCGCTACTGCGGCACACCCGGTCCGGGCGGTGCCTGGTCCGGTCGGAACCGCGAGCGTGGGACATGCTCGTGATCGGGACCGGTGAGGCGCTCAACGTTCACCGGGTCTTCGCCGTGCCGCGCCTGTCCCCGGCTCTGACCCCGGTCAGTTAGACCCCTGCACAACGAACGACGCCCGGTCCTGTCAGATCAGGATCGGGCGTCGTCGTGTTTTCCGGCCAGGGCGCGGCCAGGGCTCACCGTGGCGGGCGTTCGGGCGCTCCGGGGTGTATCGGGGTGACCGGGGCGGCTGAGGGCTTCTCAGGGCTTTTCAGCCCCTCGTCGGTCGGCATGATCACGGGGATGGCTCCTACGGCGTCGAGGGCTTCGGTCAGGTCCGCCTCGGCGGCGGCACGCTTGGCCGGGTCCGGGTGGTCGAGGTGAACCCGGACCTCGGCGAGGATGAGACCCGATGAGGGGTGGCGGCAGGTGAGCCACCACCCGTCACGGTTGCGTGAGGTGAACGTGGCGTAGGCCAGGGTGATGGGCATTCCCCCCTGGGCTACCCACCGGGTCACCGGTCGGCGGGGGATCATGCGGCCACCCCGGCGGTCTGGGGCTTCCACGTCACGACCACCGACCGGTCATCAAACTGGTTGCCCCGCAGGGCGGACCGGTTGATCACGACCGACTCGATAAGGAGCTGGACCACGGCGCGGCGGCGGGACATCGGCAGGGCATCCCAGACCACGCGGGCGGGGTTCCCCCGGAATTCCTCTAGCTGGTCGGTCTCGTCGGTGCTGGCGAGCTGGGCCAGGATCGTGGTCTCACGACCCTTGAGCACCTCGGCCCCGGCGGCGAGGTCGGACTCATCTAGGACCCCGGCGGCGAACTGGCGGGCCAGGGCGGCGCGGCGGTCACGGATCACCCCGAGGTCGGCGGTCAGGGTCTTACGGTCGATCCCCGGACGGGGCGCGGGGCGCAACAGGTCGGCGGCGTCGGGCTGCTCCAGGCGGGCCACGACCAGATCGGACACGTACTCATCGACCGGGACGGCGACCCGGCGCAAGTGCCCGCACTCCCGGCCCACGTAGGCGGGTGACCGTCCTTTACCGGCACCACCGACCGTCATGGGCTTTCCGCAGACCCCGCACTGGGCGAAGATCGACACGAGCCACCGGGGCTCATGACCCCGGCCCGTGTTGGTCCGGCGGGCGGGGTCGGCGAACAGTTCCCGAAGCCGGTCCCACGTCGGCTCGTCCAAGATCGGGGACCACGGGGCATCGACCAGGACACCCCGGCGGAGGGTCTTACCGACCACCGAGGGCTTGACGAGGGCATCCCGCAAGGTCCGGGTGGACCAGTCGGCCCCGGTGACCGTGACAACCCCCTTGGCGCGGATGTCACGGGTCACCGCTTTGAGACTGACCCCCTTGAGCAGGTCGGCGGCGGCGGTGCGGAGCACCCCGGCCTCGGTCTCGTCAATGACGAGGTTCCGGGCGTGCTCGTCGGTGGTGGTATCGACCCGGAACCCGAACGGGCGGCGACCACCCTGGTACGACCTACCGGCCCACCGGGCGCGACCCTTGCGGACCTTGGCCCCGATGTCATCGGAATACTTGCGGGCGTCGTTCACCCGGTCGAGGAACCCCGAGACCTCGGTCCGGGTGCCCCCGTTGGTGAGTATCCACCGGGGCTGTCCCTCGTCGTCCGGGGCCACGCACGACGCGCCCGACACCCGGCAGGCGTCGAGCAGGTCGAGACCATCACGGTGGTTCCGGGTGATGCGGGAGTCATCACCGACGATGAGCACCTGAGCGACCCCCCGCTGGAGGTCCAAGACGACCCCTTGGAAGACAGGCCGGTTGGTGCGGAATTCGACTAGGCCGGTCGAGGTCGTGACCCGCTTCGGGGTCTTGTACGCGGAAGCCCCTCGGGTCTTCCCGTTCCCGTTAAGGTCGTTTTCGACGGCGACCCGGACCACGGTCAGGTCGAGGTCGGCGGCGAGCTGGCGCAGCTCGGTCTCTCGGGCGTCGAACGTGTCGGCGTCGTCGTCGCGGAAGTCGGACAGGCGAAGATAGATGATCGCTTCTCGGATGGTGGTCACTGTGCCCACCGAACCGAGTCCCCACCATTGACGTTGCCCGTGTAGCAGACCTGGCCTAGTTCGGACAGGTCCCACGCGGGCGGCTGGTCGAGGATTTCAAGATCACGGATTTCGCCGTGGCCGGTCTGGGTGATGACGATCCAGACCTGACCGTCATGGTTCGTGCTCATGGTGGTGGTTCCTTCCCTCGGGGTGACCGTTTGTCGGGCACCTCTGCGAGGTGAACACTCCACAACCGCCTATGTATTCCTCTTAACGGGTGGTCTTGACGACCCGTGGTGTGGAGTACACCGCCGGCACGCCGTTCCTGGGTAGTCATGGATACGTCCGGGTCCTAATGGTAACTTGTGGGTTGATCTGGGTAAACGACCCGGACGAACGGAAGGAACCACCCATGCCCACAGCCCCGTCAACAGGTGATCCACAGCACCGGGGGCTCCGCGCCCTGATCATCGACCCGGACGGGTCCGCCGAGCTGCTCAACCTCCCACCCGGTCAGGGGAACGCCGCCGCCACGATCCACGCCATACTCGGGGGTCCGCTGGAGTGTCTAGCGACCGCCGATGGCGGGTGGCTCGCCTACTGCAACGAAGAGGGCCGACGCCTCGACCTCCGCCCGAACATGCGCGGTGATGCCGTGCTCCGCGTGCTGGGGTATTCGTTCGCGTTCACTGATTACCTCGTCGGCCCGGTCGTCCTGCTGGGTCGCCGGGGATTCAACGAGACCGACGTGCCCGAGTCCCTGATAACCGTGGTCCGCCAGAGCGGGACCATCATCCTGTCAGCGGAGGCAATGTGAGCACCCCCGACCAGACCGACCAGGCCCCTCGGTGGGCGACAGTCAAAGACGCGGTGACCTACTCGGGGATTCCCGAGGGGACGCTGAGGCGGTGGATCGCAGAGGGCACTCTGCCATCGACCAAGGTAGGACCCAAGCGAATCGAGGTTGACCTAAACGACCTCGACCGGCTCCGACGACCTAGACCGACCACACCAGATAAGGGGAGCACCGAATGACCCGAGCCGCCACCACCACGCCCGCGTCCGTGTCTGTTGTCGATGAGGCGGAGCTAGAACGCAAGGCCGATGAATTCCTGCACAACGCCCCGGCCAAGGTGATCGCCTGTCACGGGTTCGGTCACGCCTTCCCCAAGCCGGGGTCACGTCGGGGGTTCGACCTCAATGTGGAGTCGGACGGGTGGCAACGCCTGGACATGAAGTGCCGGGATTGCGGGGTCGTCCGGTATATCGAAGCCCCGCCCGGCGTGGTGATCGAGCTGCCCGCCGAGCGGTACCGGTACGACTACACCCAATGCACCGGGGGCAAATACGGATCGCCCAGGGGTACCGGGAAACTTCTGCCGCGCCGCCGGTTTGCCCAGGAAGCGACCCGGCGGTGGCGCGAGGAATTGAAGCGCCCGACCGGCGGGGAAGACTTCCCCTCGGACATGGGTGAGCTAACCGGTCAGGGGGTGACCACATGAGGAAAACCATCGTGCAGGTCGTCCGCTACGACGACCTCGACCTGGCCGAGAAACAGGTCAAGAACGACGCCACGCAGACCCGGACCCTCGGCCTGGCCGGTCGCTGGGTCGAGGTGGACCTGACCGAGGAACACGCCGCCGAATTCGACGCCCTAGTCGATCGGTACATGAAAGCGGGGACCACGCCCGAGACACCACCCAAGCCGGTCAGGCGTCGGCACCCGGACGACGGTGATCTGGCCCCCCTTACCCGGTCGAGGCTCCGCAACGAGGAAATAGTGGCCTGGGCGAAAGCCAACGATCACCCGGTGACCGAGCGGATAGCGGGCGGTTACTACATCCCGGTCAGGACCAAACGGGCCTATGACGCCCACGTCGCCGCCCAGACCGAGGGGGTGGCCCCGTGATGGGTGACCGTATCCCGCCGCGCCCGACTCCCGAGATTTGGTCAGCCGAGTACGTGGTGACGTTCACGTCCGAAGAGATCGCCCTGCTGACGACCGAGGCGGACCTGCTGAGCCCGCCGCGCCGTCAGCGTGCCCACATGCTCAGGCTCGCCCTTCGCCCGGAGCAGTGCCCCGGATGCCGGTTCGTCTTGTGCCCGAGGTCGGCGTGGACCGGGGAGTCATTCGACCCGTGCGTGAACGGTGACGGGCCGGGTTATGCCTGCCCGATGTGCCAGGTCGCACTCGTCCACGTGTCGGATGGGGTCGAGTCGCATCGGATGGAGGTTGCCCCCGAGCAGCCCGAGGGGAGCCGGTTGTGATCACGATGCGGACCAGGTTCGGGAACGTCGAGCTGACCCCGCCCCTCGACCTCACCACCGCCGACAATCACCTGATCGTGATAGACGAATCGGGTGAGGTGCTGGTGACCGACCCGGACGGGACCGAGCGCCGGGTTCGGATATACGAGGTGACCGCCCCTCATGAGTGATGGAGAAGCCGAGGTGCCCCGCTGGGAGAGCACCGGACACTACGAATTCCGGCCTCACCCGGTCGCCGGTCTGGTCGAGGTGGTGTGGATCGACCCCGGTCGCCCAACCAGCATCGTCGTAGTGATCCACCGTGACCGGGTGGCCAAGCTCACCGAGGCGGGGAACGCCTACCTCGCCGAGCAGTACGCCGCCGCCCACCCGAAGCCGACCCGGACCGAGGGGAACGATTCGTGATCCGTGAATGGTGGACCATGACCCGCTACATGTGGGCGCACCACCGCTGTGTCGGGTTCCGCCTGGTCGAGGTGGACCTAGCCACGGGGTTCTACTGTTACCGCCACGGTCACGGGGAAGCCCTGACCTATACCAACGATCCGGGGGGGGTGATCGACCGGGTATCGAAGCACATGTGACCCGGTAGACGATAGCGGGGCGCGACTCCCCAAGCGGGGGGGTCGCGCCCCGTGGTGGCTCTGGCCACGGTGTCCGAGCAGTCAGACGCCACCACCACCACCGGCAGGATAACAGGACCGGGACGCTGAGAAGCCGTCTAACGGGCCGACCCGCCGGGGTATCCGGTCGTACCGGCCGCGCCGCTGGAGCCAGCCCACGGCGGTCACGGCGAGCCGGTTCCGCCCGGATCGTCCTTGCCGCCCCGGTCACCCCCCCCGCCGCCCGCGCCGCCAAGGTAGGTAGCGACCGCGCCGATACCCGCGCCGCCCAGCACCGACAGTAGGTTGGCTTCCTCTTGGGTGACGTGACCTTTGGTGCGGAATTCGTTCCACGCCAGGATCAGCAGGGTTCCCGATACGCCGATGGCGAGCAGGATCGCCGCGACCGCCCGGAAGTCGATTCGCACGGGGGATCACTGACCCCGGCGGACCAGGGCGAGCGCGTCGTCAAAATCGAACGGTTCACCCTGAGCGGCCTGGCCGAAGTAGACCTGAGCGACCGTGGCCAGGTAATTGAAGTCGCGGAACCGGTCATCGCCCACGGCAGCCTGGCCGAGGGCCTCGACGTACTGCCACCGGGTGAGCACCCCGGCCAGGGCGTTCCGGGTGGTCACCGCGTCGGCGTTCAGCATGGCGTCGAGGGCTGCCAGGTCGGGCTCGTCGGGGGTGGACATGGGGGGTACCTCCGGGTTTCTAGCGTGCGACGAATCCGGTTGCACGCGGCTGAGAGTTGACCGATGCTGTCGCCTTGATCAGCACCCGACCGGACGGCCCGCCCGCGCCGGGGAACGGCGCGGCCCGCACGCGCACCACGGCGCTGGTCGTCGCGGTGTTGACGATGCGGACCGGGCCGAGGTGAAGCGTCGCCAGCGGCAGCGCCTGATGCAGCGTGACCTGTGCCGCGCTCGGCCCGGTAATCGTGGCGTTGGCAACCTCTATCCACGCTGTGACGTTGCGCGGCGTCGCCGTCGAGCCGTCCAGTTCTAGGCTGATCGCGGCGGTGCCAACGTGCGTACCGGGCTGGAGGGGGACCGCCTGAGCATAGGCGTCGTCGTCGTCGGTTAGCGCCTGGTCGGCCGTGATCGTCGCGGCTGCGCTGTATTCCAGCCCGACGATCCGGGCCTCTAGCGCGTCGATCCGGTTGACGATCGGGATGAGGTCACCCATGCCCACGTCGCCCTGATCACCCTTCGGGCCTTGCGGTCCCTGCGGCCCGGCTGGTCCGAGGATCGACCCGATACGGGCGAGGCTGTCCGGGGTGACGACCTGGTAAACGTCGCCGTGACCGGGTGTCGTCGCGGTCCCGCCGGGGATCAGGCAGATTACCCAGTCGCCCGCCCTGCCCATCGGGGGCATCGGCGGCGCAACAGGGGACCATAGCCATTCGGACCCGTCTTTGCCGTCTGCGCCGTTCGTGCCGGGTGGCCCGGTCGGACCGGTCGCGCCCTGGTCCCCCCGGTCGCCCTGGTCGCCCTTCGGGCCGGTGACAGACATTGCGACCCACGGGTTAGCCGTGACCTGCTGGCCGATATAGACGATGGCCTGACCCCGGTAGGGGTCGCTCACGCTGGCGGCGAGCACCGCCTCACCGAGCTTGAATTGGTAGTCAGCGGGTGGTCGGCCCTGACCGTCGAACCCGGCGGGCATCAGCCCGTCCGCCAGCGCGGCGACCTCGGCGGCGCTGCGCTGTATGAGGTCCATCACGATGAATGACGGCGCTCCGGGGTCACCGGTCGCGCCCTGGTCGCCCTGGTCGCCCTTCGGGCCGGTCTCGCCGGGTGCGCCGTCCTGGCCGTCCCGGCCGTCCCGGCCGTCGTCTCCCCGGTCGCCCCGGTCACCCTTGGCCCCGGCCGCGCCGGGCGTGCCGGGTGTCCCCGGCTCACCACGGGCACCCTGGGGTCCGGTCGGGCCAGCCGCGCCGGTCGGTCCCTGGCTACCGGCCGGACCGGGTAGACCCCGGTCCCCCGCCGGTCCCGCCGGGCCACGGTCCCCCGGCGGGCCGTCGTCGCCGGGCGGTCCCCGCACCTGCCCGGTCTCGTACCAGCCGCCGGGCAGGGTCGCCGGTCCGATGTAGAGCCAGAGGTAGCCGGTCGGGGTGTGCTCGGCTGACTGCCCGACGCCGACCTGTAGCGGGGTCGATGGCCGGTCGGGTGTTTCCCACCCGGCGGGTATCAGCCCGTCCTCGGGGAGGTCGGCCGGGTCGCGGGTGAACGCGAATACAACCGTGGTCGTGCCGCCGGGGTCGCCGCGTTCCCCTCGGGGACCACGGAGCCCCGGCGGTCCCATGACCGCCGGTCCGACCTCGGCGGACAGGGAACCCTCGGCGAGCAGCGCGGCCTCGACCACGCCGCCGTCTGTGATGTCCTGGCTCATGCTGGCACCAGCTCCGGGTCGTCGCGGAGGGGATCGGTGACGCGGGCCTTAGTGATGACCTGGCCACCCAGCACGGTGGTCCCCTCGCTGGCGGTGGGTTGCCGCCCGGTCACGTCGAACGGCCACGGCTTCCCGAACGGGGAAAGCTGCGCGGTGTCGTCGCCCCGCAGCCAGAACCGCACCCCGCCCTCGTCGGCGGACCATTCAAAATGGACCCGGACGCGGGGGGTGTGCACGGTCGCGGCCCAGTCCCATAGCGAGACATCGACCGCCTGGCCGTCGCTGTCACGCAGGATCAGCCGGAACGCGAACGGGTCGCCCGCCACCGGCCGCAAGGTGACCTGCTCGGGCCAGGCGTCGATGGTCGCCATTAGAGCGCGTTGCCCTTGAGGTTGACGAACGCCCACGACCCGCCGCTCGCGGGCTTCTCGTAAGCGCAGACGTTCCCGCTTCCGTTCGTGTACGTGATCCGCAGCTTGTCGGCCTTGGCGTTGTAGCTGATGTCCGCGCCCGACTTGGCCCCGGTCTGCCCGGCGTCGCAGCCCGACCACGACCCGCCGGGGGCCAGGTAGTTCACTTTCTTATCGGTGGACCAGATGCACGCCGAGTGTGCCCGACCCTGGCTGTCATAGGCGGTTGATGCTGACATGGGACCTCCGGTTGGGGATGGGGACGGGCCGGGGCTGCCGCCCTTGGCCCAGGCGATTACCTGGTCCATCGGGAAGCCCGACCCGCAATCGACGTGACCACCTCCGGCCGCGCCGAGGTTGACGTGCTGGCAGACGCCCTTGGAGCCGCTTTGCGCCTGGCTGCTGGACACCGCCACGATCGGGATGCCGTAATACTTGGCTTCCTCGGCGACCCACGCGGCGGCGGCGCGGAGCATGGTGCCCTGCTTGTTGAGCCAGTAGTCACGGGACCAGTTCGCCGCCGCGCCCGAGGGGGTGCACAGCTCCATCGACACGCAGTAGGGATTCGCGTTGCCCTGGGTCCAGGCTTTATTGCCCCGCTTGACGTATTCCCCGATGACCGAGGCCGAGGTGTTGTCCGCCCCGGTATGCGACGAGACCTGACTGGAGCTGTTGCCGAAAAACGACCCGAGAGACCCGATGGTCTGGGCTCCCTCGGTGGTGTGCAGGACGATCAGCCGCACACCCGACCCGCCCCGGCTGGAGTAGTTCGGTGAGGGCATCCACTTACGGGTGAGCGCCATCAGAACGGCACCTCGCTTCCGGGGTCGTCGGCCTGGCCGCTGCCGTCGTCGTCGCTGGACCGGTCGGGGTCTTCGGCGTCGGCGGGGTCGGTCTCACCGGCTCCGGGTTCACCGGGGAGCTTGACCCGCCAGGGCTCGGCGGGTTCCTCGGATGGTTCGGGGGCGGGGTCCACGTCGGCCAGCTCGACCGACTCGACGTGCTCCCCCGAGGGGTCGGACAGCGGCTCGTATTCCTCGCCGGGGTTCACCTTGCGTAGGTCGGGCATGGTGAGGCTCCTATCTGGGGTAGGGGGTTAGGTGGCCGTCTGGTGAATGAGCTTCGATCCGAAGATCGACAGCGCGGCCCCCGAAGCGGTGGCCCGCCAGTAGGCCATGAGACCGGCGAGCAGGTCGGCCCCTGGGGTGAGCGCCTGCGTGCCGACGTTGGACACGAACCCGATCCCGTTCGTGTTGGCACCGCCCGACAGCGTGGCCGGGTTGATGCTCATCCGCCCCTCGGTCCACGTGTACGCCTGGCTCGCTGAGACGATCTGATAGACCGCCCGGTAGCTGATCCCGAACGCGAGGGCGTTACCGAAGAACTGCGCCCCGAAATCGAGGTAGCGGGCTCCGAGCGATGCGTTTATCCGGTGGCCGACCGAGAGCCCCATGTTGGTCCCGCCCGTGGACCAGGTTCCTTGCCCGGCAGCCTCGACTATCCAGCAGTCACCGGGGACGAGCTGGGCGGCGGGGATCGTCCACAACCGGGTGACCAACGACCACGACGTGACGGTGCCGTTGCACGCGATCACCGACGAGTCGAATTGCATCGACATCCCGGCGGGTCCGGTCGGCCCGGCTGGTCCCTGGGGACCGGTCGCGCCCGCCGGGCCGGTCGCGCCGGGGGTGCCGGGGTCACCCTGGGGTCCGGGTGGTCCCTGCGGGCCGGGGATCGCGCCGCCGGTCGAGAAGTCTTGCGCCCTCGGGTGGAACGTCATCGCGGCTGATGAGGTGGCGTTGGCGGGCACGTCGATCGTGCCGAGCAGGATTCCGCTGGACGACGCCCCGGCGGGCAGGACCGAGATCGACCACAGCGCGGTCTCGGGGTCGGCTATCTCGGCGCGTACCTCGTCGGTCCGGGCCGACGACCCGCCCGGCGCGGCCAGCACCAGCAGCGCGTCGGGTGAGGTGATCACCGAGACCGTGTTGTCTCCGCAGTTGGCCACGGCCAGCCACCCGGCGGCGATGGTGAACCCGAGCCCGCCAGCGGCGGTCATGACCACGGGCCGGATAATCCCGGTCCGCCCACCGGCCAGGGCGGTGATGACCTGCCGGTCATCCCAGGCGGCATACCGGCCCGCCTGCCCCCAGCGGAGCAGCCCGGTCACGTCGGCGGTCATGTCCCGATGTCCTCGACGGTCAGGACCAGCGCTTGGCCCTGGTCGGTGATCAGGCACGTGCGGTAGCTGCCGCTACCGGTGATCCACATCCGCCCCGAGTAGCGGCGCACGGTCGGGGGTGAGGTGACCGGCCACTGAAACACCCATTCGGCGAACTGCCCGAACGGCCGGTTAAGCGCCGGGACCGGGATCGCCATCACTTTCTGAATCACGCCCGACGAGGCGGGCGACCCGTCCGGGGCGACCCCGACCGCCAGCCGCAGGTCTGGCCCGCCCGTGACCGACGCAGCCGAGTTGGCCACGAACTTGACCCGGTACCAGCGGCCGGGGTAGGTCATCACCGACGCCGCGACCAGATCGACAGCCGTGGTCCACGTGTTGGCCGTGCGGGTGTTGGTCTCGGTGAGCTGGGCGTAGCCGACCAGTCTCCGCTCCAGGGTCGCGCCGCCCGGCGCGATCGTGAACTGGCTCGCAAGGGTCGCGTTGGCGGGCACGGTCAGGGTCGCCAGGGCGATACCGGACCGCCCGGCGGCGGCGGTCGCGTTGATCACCGATAGGGACCAGGTTCCCGAGTCGGGCTGTACGTCGCACCAGACGTAATCGACCCTCGACCCCGTGGCGGGTCCGGGGAGCCCGGTCACGGTCTGGTCGGTGCGGGAGCCGACCACGGCCGAGGTCGAGTCTCCGCACGGCGCGACCCCGAGCCACCCCCCGGTCACGACCAGGTTGAGCCCGGACCCGGCGGTCACCGCCGCGCCGCCGACCAGCCCGGTACGGTTCCCGGTCACGGCGGCGATGACCGACCTGTCATCGATCGCGTCGTAAACACCCGCCTGACCCCAGGTGAGTTTTCCGGTCGGCGTGGTCATGGGTCACCTCTCACGGCAGCACGTTCTTAGGTCCGCCCCGGAACACGCCCCGGACGGTCCGGTCGAGGCGGGTCAACCGGCGGGCGATGGTCTCGCGGGCCTGGGGTGGGGGCTGGGTCACGCCGACCGTCCACCCGGCGGTCCCGGCCCCGGCGTCGAGATCGACCTGGAGCAGCCGCCCGGTCACGGTCAGCCCGCCGGGCATCAGCGGGGTTGTCACCCGGACGGTCACGTCGTCGCCGACCCGGTATTGCTGGAGGTCGGGAACCGCTTCGCTCGGGGTCACGGTGAGCGCCAGGGTCGGCGCGGCGTACTGGACCGACGCGGCGGCGGATTTCTCCCGCAGGGTCGATTGCAGGACGGTCCCCGGCCAGTCGTCGGCGGCGTCGAGGCGGGGCAGGGACGCTTGCGGGGCGTCGGTGATGGCGACCGGCTGAGGGGTGCCGGGCGCGGCGTTGTCCGGGGTGTCCCCGACCGCATACGTGCGGGTCCGTAGCTGGTCGCTGTCCCAATCGGCCCGGTAGCCGAGCGCGGCGACGTTCACGTTGAGACCGAGCCCGGCCTGGCCGGACCCGACTCGCGGGTAGGCGATGTGGAGGGAGCACTGCGGGAGCCCGCCCGTGGTCATCTGATATTCGGCGCGGAATTCGGGACCGTTGATCACCTGTGACAGGTCGGTCAGCAGCGAGGCGCGGGTGCCTTGCAGGTACTCATACGTCCGGTCGCGGACGACCCCGGAGCCGGGCGTGGTGACGACCGGCACGCCCACGTCGGCCAGCGGCGCGGCCAGCTCCCCCGCGATCACGGTCTGCTCGACGCCCGTGTAGACCTTGGACGGCGACCAGTCGGGAAGCCGCCGGGCAAGGTAGCCGGTCAGCTCAGTGAGCGTCAGGACGACCGTGGCGGTGCCCTCGTCGGTGATCCCGGTCGGAACCCCGCACCAGTAGGGGCGACCCTCGTACATGGCCCACAGCCGCCAGGACCACAACGCCAGCTCGCGGCCGGGCGGGAGCCCCGAGGGAAGCGCCAGCGTGACCGACCCCGAGCCGAAGTCGGACAGTTTCGACGTGCAGGTGAACGCCGACACGTCAACCGGGCCGAACCGGGCACCGCCCACGATCGCGTCGGCCCAGAATGTCCAGGCCGAGGGGATCAGCCCCACCGGGCGGGGGAACAGAGCCGAGGTCATCACACCCATGCCGACCGCCACGCCAGCTCGACGGTCCCGCCGCCGGTCGAGTAGAGATGCCACTGGACCGACCCGCCGGGCGGGACCGTCATCGGGACCGACCCCGGCAGGATGTAGGAAGCCCGCGACAGCCCGCCCTCGGCAACCGCGACCAGGGTCGAGGTGTCCACGCTGATGGCCATCCCGGCGTCGAGGTGATCGACCAGGATCAGCCCCGATTGCTCGTCGGTGAGCTGGGAGGCTGACAGGTCGCCCGTGTAGAGCGCGAACACGGGCGCGGGCCAGTTCCCGGCGTTGGTGAGCTGCACCGAGTTAGGCAGGTTCGGTGAGGCGTACTGCCACGGGTAGGACCGCTGATACGCCCGCCCGGTCCCGCCGGGTGACCCGTTCGATAGCTGCGCGGTCTGCCAGGAATCCTCATACAGCAGGGGGTCGGCGGCGGTCAGGACGACCGACCAGCGGAACCCGGTATGACCCAGCCAGGTATGCCGGAATGCGTCGGTCCCGCCCCGCACGTCGGCGGTCATCGTGCGACCGCCCCCGGCGGCGTCGGTGATCGTCAGGGGCGCGGGGTCACGCGACGATGCCAGCGCGGCGAGCTGGTCCCGCAGCGCGGCGAGCAGGGGCCGGGGTCCGGTGGCCGCGCCGGTCACGGTGACGACCCGAGCCCCGAGGGTCTTCGGTCCCCAGGCCGACCCGTCAGCGACGGCGCGGGCGGCGTCGTTCCCGTTCAGCGGCGGGGAATCCAGCCACCCCTCGACGTTCTCGACCACGGCGCACAGCCCGGTCTCCGGGTCGTCGCCCAGGTTGAGGGGCAGCCCGCCCCAGAACACGGGGACCAGGTTCCCCGAGACCGGCGGGACCGGCGGCTCATACGGCGGGTACACCCAGCCGAACGACCGGTCATAGCGGCGGGTCTGAAACGTGGTCATGAGATGCCCCCGGCGGTCGCCCAGGCCAGCTCACGGGACACCATCGCGGCGAGCTGCCGCTCGTCCATCCCGGCGGACGGGTAAACGTTGATCACCGACCGGCCACCGGCCCCGACCCCGGCCATCCCGGCGGCGCGTCCGGTCAGCGGCGAGACCAGCTCCGGGCCGCGCTCCCCGAGGTGGTAAATCTCCCCGGTCCGGTGGCCGAACCCGGTCACCGGCTCCGAGATCACCCCGCCCGAGGCGTACCCGTGGCCGTGACCCAGGACCCGGAAGATTGACGCGCCATAACGGGCTATCGCGTACCGGACAGCGGCGTAGATATTGGCGAATGCATTCCAGATACCCAATTTGGCGAATGGCCCGGCATAAGCAGCAAAAGTCGGGTCGATTACCTGCATAAGACCTTTGCTCGGCGTTCCCGCTTTAGCGTTGGAATCCCAATTGTTTATGGCGAATTGGTTCCCGCCGCTTTCGGATTGCATTTGCGCCATGACGAGGCCGAAGAGGTCGGGCCGTCCGATGGTGGCCAGGACAGCGCGGACGGTGCCCGCCCACCGGTTCACCCCGGCCCCGACCTTGCTGCTCGTCCCGAGGAACCCGCCGAGCAGACCGCCGACCTTGCCGAGCACCCCGCCGAGCCACCCGCCGGTCTTGCCCATCAGCCCCGTGACCGCGTTGAGCGCCTTGCCGGGCAGCCCGGCCAGGCCGATCATGCCCTTACCGATCAGCCCCGCTAGGGCCTGCGGCATCCCGCCGAATACCTGCCCGACGAGGTTCCCGAGCCCGGACAAGCCGGGGACCATCCCGAGGAACAGGCCCTTAGTCAGCATCGAGCCGATGCCCTGCATGACCGTCGAGGGGCTGTGAATCCCGAAAAAGTGCTTGACCCCGTTGATGATCGGATCGACCAGGGAGCGCTTGATCCACCCGCCGATCCCGGCGACCGCCGAGGTGATCCCCGACTTGAGCCCGTTGACCACAGCGGCCCCGGCGTTCCGCGCCCCGGACACGATGGTGGACCAGGCGCGGGCAATGGCCCCGGTGATCTGTGCCCAGTGCGTGACCACGACCCGGACCAGCTCTGACTGTCCCCCGGTCACGACCGCGAGCAGTACCCGCATCATCGTGCCGACATTGGAGGTTATGAACTTGACCGCCACGCTGATCGCGTTCTTAACCGCGTTCCACGCGCCGATCACGATGTCACGGAAGGTCGCCGATTTCTGCCAGGCAACCGCGAACGCGACCCCGAGCGCGACTAGGGCTAGGATCACGATCCCGATGGGGTTCCCGTCGAGGGCGGCATTCAGTACCCACATGGCAGCGGCCCACGCCAGGGTCGCCACCCGGACCGCGATCATGGCGAGGCGTGACCCCTCGGTCGCGGCGGTCTGCACGGCGATTGCCGCCGACCATAGGCCCCACGCGACGACCAGGGGCATCAGCTCCGGGGCCATCTTGGCGATGAGTCCCGCAAGGTCGGTGATCACCGGGACCAGGGGCAGCAGCACCTTTAGGGTCGCATTCAGCGCGATGACGAGCACGGGGACCAGGGGGATAACCGCCCGGATCGCCCCGGCCAGCAGGACCCCGACCGCCTCGCCTAGCTGGCCGAGCGCGGGACCTAGCGCCTTCATGACGGGGGCCAGGTCCCCGGTCAGGGTCTTGACCAGATCACCGAGGGCGCTCCGGGCATCGGGGCTGGTGAGCGCCAGGGTTGTCAGGCCGGTGACGACGATCCCGATGGGTCCGCCGAGCGCTCCGAACGCCTCCCCGAGCACGGGGATTCGCTGGAGGTACTGACCCCCGGCGAACGCCCCGAGGGCGGTTGCGGCGGCTGCGATCTCGGGCGCGAACCGCTGTATCGCCCCGGTCATCGCGTCGAGCTGGCCGGGCTTGAGCCCGTCGAGCCATTTGGTCGTCAGGGCGATGACCCCGGACAGGGGGGCAAACATCTTGGTTGCCGAAGCGCCGATGGCGTCGAATATGGGGGCGAGCGCCCCGCCGGGGGCCACGGCGGCGTCGATCGCCTTGGCGAGCTTGTAACCCTGGAGGATCACGGGGCCGAACGCCTTGACCAGCCCTTGCCCGACGCTCACCTGTATGTCGTTGATGATCCGGGGGAAGGACCGGAGCACCTTGCCGGGTTCCTCCATCGCCGCCGCGTACGCCCCGGCTACGGTCTTGCCCTGGGTCAGGACCGCGTTAAGGATCGCGGTCTGCTTCTGGGAGGCGGTGAGCTGGGTTACGGTCTTGCCGATCGACTTGGCGTAGACCTCTTCGGACCCGGCCACGTCGATGTTGATCCCGGCGGTGCGGAGCACGTCGGTCTGCTGGGTCACGATCCCGTGTATGAGGTCGTTCAGCACCTCGGTTGAGTTACGACCCGAGATCACCGCCGAGTCCTGCGCGACCGTGGCGAGCTTGGTTGCCTTGGCGAGGTTGATGTGCCCCTTGGCGAATTCCGCGACGACAGTCTGAGCGGTGCCCGCCTCGATACCCTGCTTGCGGATCGTGGCTACGGTCGCCTGCATCTGCGGGTAGGACAGCCGGTTGGCCTTGGCCAGTGCCCGCAGTGAAGCGTCCATCTCGCCGACGCGGGCGGCGGTCTTGAATGCGGCGACCCCGAACCCGGTCACGGCCAGCGAGGCAGTCCCCAGGGCGGTGGCCACCCCCCGGCCGCTCGACTTCGCCGCCTTCGCCAGGCTGCCGGTGATAGACCGGCTGATCTTCTGTCCGGCGTCGTTCCCGATCTTTACCGCGTCGGCGGCGACCCCGGCGGCGAGGGGCCGGGTGTCTCCGGTGACCCGGACCAGGAGCCCGCCGTAGGCGTAGTTAGCCACGCTGGCTCACCTCGACCCCCGGCATCCGGGCGAGCATCCGCGCCGCGTCCATCCACCCCGAGGTCTTGACCGGCCCGCCGTCCGCCCGGCCCGGCGTCTGGGCGGACGGCTGAGCCGTCACGACCCGGCGCGGCCGGGGAACCGGCCGGGGTCGGGTCGCGTTCTTGGCCCCGTGTGCCCGCATCGTGACCCAGGTCAGGTTTGCTACGTGGTCCACCAGCAGGGCGAGCAGCTCCGCCTCGACCGACCACGACTCACCACCCCGGCGGGCGTGCGGGGGTAGCCGCTCCAGCAGGACGTGAACCCGGCGGGTCGATACCGCCGGGTCTCGCACGTCGATCCCGTAAGCGGCCAGCATGGCGGCTTCTACGTCCGGGTCGAAACGCGCCGCGCTGGCGGCAAGGAGTTTGGGAGGCTCGACAGCCCCGCATCGCCCGCCACCGACTCAAAGAGGTGCCCCAGCTCCCCGAGGGTCAGCCCGGCGGCGCACAGCCGCTCGTACTCGTCGTCGCCGAGCAGTTGGGATAGTGCACCGTCGAGGTCACCGGCTGCCAGGGCGCGGAGCGCGGGCATCGGCCAGGCCGACGACGGCGGCACGGTGTAGGTCTCGCCTTTGTACGTGAACGCGAACGGGTCAGTGTCGCCAGCCGCCGCCCGTGCGGAGGCTTCCAGATCGAACGGCGCGGCGGTCTTCCCGTTGGCGTGGTTCCCGGTCATCCGCTCTTGGCGGCGTTCGTGCGCATGACCGTTTCGGTGGTCGGCGCGGCGAGCCCGGTCACCGAGGGGTCTTCGCGGGGGCCGAGCAGGACGCGGCACAGGACCCCGGCGTCGTCCAGCGCGGTCAGGGTGCAGTCCAGGGGGATCGCCGACCCGCGCTGTATCTGCATGTCGCCCGCGTCGGTGAGGCTCGCTCGGGTGAACCCGATACGCAGCACCCGGTCAGCGTCGGCGGAGTCGATCGCCACGGCGTAGAGGTGCTGCGGGGTGTCGGTCCGCACCTCCATGTCGATCCCGCCGTCCGTGTCCGGGGTGGGCGGGTCGGCGTCGAAATACAGCCCCAGGGTGAGCTGATTCAACTGCCAGAGCACGAATTGCAACGTCACCGACCGGCTGGTGATGACCGACCGGAGCGGCACGACCGACTGCCATGGCGTGATGTCGTTGGAATCGGTCGATTGGCCGACCGTAGGGCCGTCGTCGGACAGGTAGCCCAGGATCGACCACGGCGCGGCGAACGGGGTGAACGTGTCAGCGGGCATCGCGGTCCCCGAGGGGGCCAGCCAGATACCGGGTCCGTTCGCTGTGCCTACTTGGACCTCATCGGGATTGATCGTCGGGGCGGGCGTGGTCATCGGTCAGGCTCCGATCGGGTGACGGGCCGCGAGGTCGGCCGGGGGATGGTGCCCGGTGACGCGGGCAGGGTGAACCCGGACCTCATACCGGGTCATGTAGCGGGGCAGGCCGTCGTCGTCGGGGAGCCACATCGGACCCTCGACCGGCTGCACGTAACAGACAGAGCCCTCGGACCAGGGCACATCGGGGAGCGCGTTCATCCGCTGGCGGATGGTCTCGGCGCGGTCGCGGGCGGCGGTCTTCCGCTTGGCGCGGGCGTCGATCTGAATCGAGTACGTGTAGACCCAGCCGGGCCAGACCTGGGCGGCTGCGTAGGCAAACGAGGTGACGCCCGGCAGGTCGCTGATCTGAGACCACACCCACGCTTCGAGGTCGGGCTGGACGATCACCGGGGCGGTCACCGGGTCACCTCCTGGCGGGCGCGGGCCACGGCGCGGCCGAGGGGCGCGGACGCGGGCCGGTACCGGGTTCCGTACTCGACGTAGCGGGCATACGGGGTGTCGTTGGTGACCAGCGAGGTGGCCGGGTCCTGGCCGGGGACGACCCGCCAGGATGACGCCATGCGGCCGGTCTCGACCGGGGTAGCGGCGGCGGCGTCGTTCGCTACGTGCTGGGTGATCCGGCGGATATCGGGCGCGACCACCAGGCGGGGCGCTCGGGGGTTCGTCACCCGGAACACGGCGTCAGGCATCGGGGGGCCACGGGGTCGAGTCGGACGCGGAGCACGACCAGCAGGTGAGCCCCCCGGTCGGGTAGGTCGGATCGGGGATCAGCCGCACCGATGACAGGACGAACGCCCGGCCCCGGACGACCGCCACGATGCCCTCGACCACGGGGGCCTCGGGGGGTAGGTACAGGGTTCCCTCGGGGACGGCGGCGGGCTGGTGCGGGCCGTGCCCGCCGCCGTCCGAAGCCCGAGGGTCAGAACGCCCGAGAGCGAGCTGGAGGTTCCCCGACCCGGACCATGCCGGGTCGGTGCCCGGCAGCGCCCACCCGTGCTCGTCAGCCCCGGCGGCGGGGTACAGGGTCACCGGGTCGGGTGCGAGCAGGACGGTCACGGGGCGTGCTCCAGGTTCCGCTGCCACCAGTCGAGGGGCAGGGGGAGCTGGCCGGGGATCGCGGTCTCTAGCGGGACCGAGACCACGGTTCCGGTCACGAACGACCGGTGCCATGCCGCCCGGCTCATGGCCAGGCCGTACTCGCCGACCGGCGCGGCCGGGGAGTAGGCGACCGACTGTGCGCCGGTCTGGACCTGCGAGACCGCCGGGCTCGGCGGGAGGGTCGCGGCGTACGCCTCCCACATCAACGCGGCGGCGAGGTGGGGTGAGTCGGACCAGTACGCATCGGCGATGCATTGGGCCTGGTCTTCGGGCAGCCCGGTAGGCGTGGGCGGGTCTAGCGGCGGTGCCCACGCCTGCCAGGGGATGCAGGGCTGGGTCACTTGCTCGACTTGCTCGCGCTCACGCTCTGGGCGGCGGGGTCGGGCGGGGTCCACGCGGTGAGGTTGGCCTTGGCGAACGGGACAGCCCCGGCGGGCTGGCGGACCGTGACCGGCTTGACGATCGCGCAGGCAAACCTCGCCCACACCTTGAGCGGCGTGACGTTATCTTGCCAGCCGGAAATTATGACCTTGCCCGCGTCGTCGGCGATGACCGCCGAGGGGTCCATGTTGTAGCGGATGTCCTGGCGAACGCCGATGATCAGCGAATTCCAGTTGCCCGTGATGAAATCGGGGTCTGCCACGGCAAACGAGCTGTAGGCGATGGGCACGCCGTAGAGCGTCGGGACGGTGAGGTCGTTGACCTGGGTCTCGCCGAGCAGCAGCGCCCCGTTGGCGTCGCGGACACCCCGCAGGATCGACTTCACCCCGAGGTCGGCCGCGTGACCGGTGACGTTGAGACCACGGGTCTCGACCAGGCCCATCGCCTGGTTGATCTGGTCTACGGCGTCGTACCCGGACGGGACGTTGGTTGCGATGCCCGCGACACCGCCGGTCGGGAACGTGGCCGGGGCGTTGATCCCGAAAAGGATGGCCTCATCGATCGCGTTGGCGATGGCCTCGGCGAGCCTCGGGCGGACCCAGCCCCAGAGGTTGATCGTGCTGTCTTCTAGGTACTGGTCGGGGATCGCGGTGATGGCCGCGACCTCTTCGGCGTGCATGGTCTGCATTTCCAGCGCGAGGTCGGTATAGGGCTTGCGGCCACCGGCCGCGCTGACCCACCCGGCCTTCGGCAGGGTCTTGGGAACGGGCATCTCGCTGATGCTGGTGCCCATCGGCTGGAGGTTGCCGAGCCGAAGCGCGGCCGACTGCATGACGGCTTCTTGGATGATCTGGGTCGAAAACTCGATGGGGATGACGCCCGAGAAATCGAGGGGCGCGATGGGGGTTGTCATGGCGGGGGGTCGCTTTCAGCGTGACAGTGGGTCACGCCGCTTTACGCGCCACCCGGTCAGCGCGGGCATCCCGCCGCACGCCGACCCGGCCAGGGCATCCCGCCGCTGTGAAGCACCCGGATTCGGCTACCGGCTGCCGGGGGCATCCCGCCGCCCGGCAACACGGTTAGCCTACGCTCACGACCCCGGCCGCGCCAGCACCCCGAATCCCCGGAGCCTGCCGAGGAACCGGCACAGCCGCCCGCAGTAGGGTGAGTCCGGCCTGGCCGGGCGGACCAGGCAGTTAAGGCAGACGGGGCCGTCGTCGTCGGTCTCGTCGGGGTCGCTCCACGTGCTCATCTCACCGGCCGTTTGATCGCCCGGAGCCAGTCGGTGTCACCGTTCTGGGCGGGGGGCCGGGGTCCGGGCGGGACACGCCCGCCGGGGTCGGGGATCGCGGCGAGCTGCTCCACGAGTTTGGCGATGGCTTTCCGGTCGGGCTGGTTGTCGGTACCGATGAGCTTGGACAGGTCGAGGGCGGCTAGGGCGGCTTCGGGGTTGGCTATCTTCCCGGCGGCGGCGGCGCGGAATTCGGCGGCGGCGACCAGGAGCCCGGCGTCGCGGGCGGCTTCGGCGCGACCCTCGGCCCTGGCGGCGGCTACGGCTTTCTCCTGCTCGGTCATCGTCGCGGCGCGGAGCTTGGCCAGCTCGGTCTCTAGTTCCTTCCGTGACCGCCGTTCGGCGTCGAGGGTTGCGCGGAGCCCGGCGGCGTCGTCCGGGGTCGGGGGGACCGGCGGCGGCGGGGGCGGTAGCGGCGGCGGGGCCGGGACCGGGGGGGCCGGTGGGGTCGGGGGTTCCGGGGTCGGGGTCGGTGCGGGCGGTGCGGGGGGTGCCGGGGGTGAGGTCATCGGTCAGGCTCCGATCGGGGCGGGTTCGGGTAGGGGTGCCGGTGGTGGCGGCGTCGGAGCCGGGTTGTCCTGCTGGGCCTGGGTCCACTGCTCGATCTCTTGCTCTGTCGCGCCCAGACGCCGCCACAGCGCGGGTTCGGGCACTCCCACCGTGGCCATCTTCACGGCGGCGTCGGCGGTCTGGGCGAGGTTCTGAGTCTGGAAGGGTGCCCATATGACCTCGGCTGAGGTGTCGGCCGCGCCGGGGTTCCCGGTGAGCGCCAGGGCTATCCTCATCGCTTCCTCGTACCCCTCGCCGATGTGGCGGGCTCTCCGGCCGCACTTGGCGACCAGGCCCGACTCGGCGGCGGTGATCGCGTCGGCTGACAGGTTCACCATCGTGCCGAGCACGTATGAGGGCGGGGTCTGGGTGATCGCGGCGAGGTGGCTCACGTCCTGCTCGACCGACGCCAGGTAGCCGGTCAGCATCGACTCGGGGATGACCCCGAAGCGGCCCGCCGGGTCCTCATTGGTCAGCAGCCGGTTCGCGCCGACTTGGAACGGGGCGGTCACGCGGGTGACCGTGGTCCCGTCGTCGCCCTTGATCACCTGCTGCGCGATTCGGACCCCGGTCGCCCATATCTGGCGGAACGCGGCAAAGTCGATGGCGACGAGCCGGTTAAAGATCGTCGTGTTGATGCGGTCTTGGATCGGCGCGGCTGAGGTCAGCTCGGAGCGGGGCGGACCCATCGTGCGGGGCTGGGGTACGACCTCGACCATGCCGACGACCCCGGCGGGGTTCCGCTCGATCTGCGGGGCGGACCGCTCCGCACCCGGCCACCACGTCACGATCTGGTCGGGGGTCATGAGCACCTCGACCACCGACCCCCCGGCCATCACGGGGAACCCGTCTAGCCAGGGGTCGAGGGAATACCGCTTGTACCCGGCGACCCGGCGGCGGCGGTTCCCCGGCTCGTAGAGCACGGTGGCCTGCATGGGCGACTCGACGGTGATACAGACCCCGGTCGGGTTGTCGTCATCGGGCTGGACCAGCAGGAGACCCTGACCGGTGACCAGCGCGTCAGTCTGGACCATCTCGGCGTCAGCGTCGAGGCTGTTGGCCTGCCAGAGGGTCCAGGCGGCATCGCTGGCGGTCTGGTCCCCGAACCGGAACCCGACGACCTGTAGCCGCTGCGCCACGGCATTGACGACCAGCTCGCACCAGTTGGCCCCGGCCTCGGCGAGGAACGTGCGGAACGTCCGCCGCTCGTCGGTATCGAGTAGCGCGATGATCCCGGCCTCATTGTCGAAATACTGCTGGTAGGTCATCGACCGCCCGGCCTGGGCGTCGAGTTTCGCGGCGGCAGCCTGCCGCAGGTCGTCTATCTCGGCCACGGTGACCGTTCCTCTCAGAAGCCCGCCGCCGCGTAGTCGCGTCGGGGTGGTGCGGCGTGCCGGAGCGCCCTGTCTAGTGCCATGATGCCAGCCACGATGCTGTCGATTTTGTCGGTCGAGCGTGCTTTGTCGGGTTTGATGTTGCCCGCCGGGTCGGACCGGGTGATGAGGTTCCCGGCCTGCCACCGGACCACCGGGTTCCCCCCGGAGCGGTACCGGCCCGACGCGACGAGGCGGAGCAGCTCTTTGGTCGGCCCGGACATCGACGCGAATCCCTGCCCGGTCTGTATCAGCGGGAAGCCCTCGTCTATCAGCTCACTGCTGAGCTGGGTTGCGCCCCACCGGTCAAAGGCGACCTCGCGGAGGTCGTAGGTCTCGGCGTCGTCGCGGAGCGCTTCCTTGATCGCGTCATAGTCGATCACGTCGCCCTCGGTGGTCGTGATCCACCCTTCCCCGGCCCAGACCGACGCCAGACCGCCCGTGCGGCGGTCGAGGGCGGGCAGCGCCGATTGGGGGGTGAATACCCGCCAGATCACGTCATGCCCGCCGTCGTCGTCGGGGAAGTCGAGAGCGTAGCTGGCCAGGTCGATGGTCGATGCGAGGTCGAGCCCGGCGTAACAGGTCCGCCCGGCCAGGCCGGGCAGGGTGGCCGCGCCGAGGTCCCACCGGGCCAGGTCGATGGCGCGGCCAGCGGTCGCCGACTGCCGGTTGAGTCGGTACTGCTCGAATGCCCGCTGTGCCGCCGGGTTGACGATCGCCTTGGCGCACTCGTCCCGCAAGATGCGGGGGTCGAGGTAGTCACCGAGGGCGGGGTTCGCCATCTTCCACGTGTCGGGGTGGGTCCAGTCGGCGGCGGCGGGCGCGGCGTGGAGCACGACCAGGCGGGTTCGGTCCAGCTCGGGGTCGGCCAGCACTTTCTCGGACCACGCCCGCTCGGCAGCGGCGAACCCGCCGGGGTCATTGTCGGCGGTGGTCGCCAGGATCAAGACCGGTTGCGATCTGGTCCCGAACCCGGTCCGCAGCGTGTCGTACAGCTCGCGGGACGGCTGGGTCAGCAATTCATCGATATAGGCGGCGTGGGGTCCGGTGCCGAGCGCCCCGGCGGCGTCACCCGCGATCACGGCGAAAAACGAGGCGGTGGTCTCGTCGGTGATCCGCCCGGCGGACCGGGCAACAGACAGGCGGCGGCGCAGCACCGGGGACAGCTCGACCATCCGCGCAGCGGCCCGGTACGCGATCGACGCCTGGTCTTTGTCGAGGGCCAGGCCGTAGACCTCGGCGGCTTCCTCGTCGTCCCCGGCAAGCAGGTAGAGGGTCAGCCCGGCGATTAGCTCGGTCTTGCCGTTTTTCCTCGCGGTGGACAGGTACAGCTCTCTGTACCTGCGTAGGTACCTGTCCCACGTCGGCTCGTAGAGCACCCGGCCGAAGAGGGGCCGCAATACCTCGTCGCGCTCCCACGCCGCCGGTATGAAGGGCCTTCGGGCGTAGACCCCTTTGGTGTGGACCAGCAGCTCAGAAAAAAAAGCGACGGCTTTCCCGGCGCGGGGCTCGCACAGATGCTCGCCTCGACGCCTGCACTCCATCCCGTCGAAAACTTGCCCGCAAACCGGGAACTGTCGCCGGTCGATGGTCCCGGCCATATGAGGGCAATGATGCCACGGCGAGTCAGCCCCGCGCCCGGAAGGAACCACCCAAACCGGGGCACGGGGCTGACGGGGCTAATGCTTCCCTATGTTGCTGGTGGAATCAAACGCCGCGCCGGTACCGTTCTAGATATTCGGTCGTCCAACCGGGGCGACCGAGGGGGAACCACCCCCCGAACGGAAGGAACCACCCATGTCTGACTCAACCAACCCCACGTATGCGATCCCCGCTGGGTACGTCCTGCGCTGGGAGCGCCCGACCTACGATCTGCTTAAGAAGACAGATGAGTCGGTCGAGGGTGCCGCGTGGATCACCGCGTGCAAGAAGCACGGGACGACCCACGATGCCCCGACCCAGGGTGCCGCCGAGAAACTCGGTCGCCAGGCCGACCGCGCCGAATGGTGTGACGGATGCAAGACCGATGCCGCCGCCAAGCCCGCCAAGACCCCGACGACCCCCGCCAAGCCCGGAAAGATCAAGGTGTCCGTGGCGCTGGTGGTCGAGGTCGATGTCTCACGGTGGGCCGGGGACGACGATGCCAAGGTGTCGGCCCTTATCGATTCGATCAAGGAGCAGACCGGAGCGGACGACGACCGGGCCAAGGAACTGGCCGACCTCCTGCTGTCCAAGGTGAAAGACCCCGCCGAGATCAAGACCGAGGTCGCCGAATGGGTCCTGGCCCAGGTGCAGGGTCTAGAGCGGATCACCGAGACCGGAGCCCTGGTCACCATCAAGTAACCCCCGCCGTCCCGCCCCCGGTCGTCCTGACCGGGGGCGGCGGCATGTCCCACGGAAGGAACCACCCATGACCACCCCCGACAACACCCCCCTGACCGACCCTCACCTGACCCCGGAAGGAATCACCACCGTGACCACCGCCACCACCTCGACCACCTCGACCCCGGACCGGAAGCCCCGCCGGGTCTTTATGTGGTCGTTCCTCGTCGTCCAACTACTGTGCGCCATCTGGCTTGTCGGGGCCATCGTCTCGACCGCCCACGGTGCCGGTGCCGGGTCGTGCACGGGTCTGTCCGCCGCCGACTGTAAGGGTGCCGCCCAGGTCGGTGGGGGGATCGCCATCGTGTTGATCCTGTTTGCCTGGGCGGTGATCGACATCGTGTTGGGTGTCAGCCGCCTGGTCGTCCTGACCGCCCGGAAGCGACGCGCCCGGTAACCCCCGGACCCCGCCGAGACCGGACCCCTCACCCGAGGGGTCCGGTCTTTTTTTGGCGCCACCCCTACCCGCCAAGGTGACCGCCTGCGGATCGAACCCGCCCAATCCAGACCGCAGGTCCCGCCTCAACCGGGGTCGTCCCGCCCTGCGCGGGCCGACCCGCCGGTCAGGTCAGAAGCCGCTCCGCCACGTCCCTCGACCTCGGGAGGTCGGACGGGAACGTACCCAGGCTGACCCTGGCCGAGGGGGTCAGCCCGAATTCGCGGGCGAACCGGTGAATGATCGCCGATGCGGCGTGAACGACCGCTACCGCCGGGTTGCGGATCACCTGACCCTCGGTGCCCTTGATCAGCGGCCCGGCAGCGTCGAGTAGCTGTTGGGCTCGGGCGTGGTTCACCACCGCCGTGCAGTACACCGTCAGCGCGTCAGCGTCGGCCATGTGCGCCATCCCCATGGCGGTCAGCTCGAATACGGTCCGGTCCCACACTTGGAGCGCGGCGGGGCTGAGCCAGTCGGGGGGAAGGGGCCGGGCATCCCTCGGGACCGGCTCCCCGGCCGGGAGACGTGACGGGCGGGTCTCGCCGCGCAGGATGCGGAGCCGGGTCGGGACCGGAGCCGGGCCACGGGCACCCATCAGCCACGCGCCAGCGCGAAGAATTCGGCGCGGGTCGCCGGGTCGGACCGGAACGCCCCCCGCGTCACCGAGGTGACCAGCTCGCCGCCCTTGCGGGCTCCCCGCATCGACAAGCACGAATGCGTGGCGGTGATCTCGACGGCGACCCCGACCGTGGACAGGTGACCCTCGATACAGTCGGCTATCTGGGCGGTCAGCCGCTCTTGCAATTGCAGGCGGCGGGCGTACCCCTCGACCACGCGGGCCAGTTTCGACAACCCGACGACCCCGGCTCCGGGGGCGGGGATGTAGCCGACCGTGGCGAGCCCGGTGAACGGGAACAGGTGATGCTCGCACACTGAGTAGACCTCGACCCGGCGCAGGACGATCATCTCGTCAGCGTCGGCCGGGAACGTCGTCTTGAGGAACCGGCCGGGGTCTTCCCGTTCACCCCCGGTCATCTCGGTGAGCGCCTCGACCAGGCGGCGGGGTGTCCCGGCCAGGCCGGGCGCGGCCGGGTCGTAGCCCAGGACGGCGAGCAGGGTCCGCACCGCGCCCGCTGCCGGGTCGGTCACTGTCGCGGTCACCTCGACCACCTCCCGCCGTGCAGGTACTCGTCTAGGGCGACCAGCAGCGCGGCGAGCAGGACCCCGCACACCAGCCCGGTACCGAGCAGCCAGACCACGATCACCGCCCCCGTTCCTCTCCCCACGTCAAGACGTGCTGCCGCCCGGTCACGTTGAATCCCATCGCCAGCGCGGGCTCTGTCAGGTCGCGGAGCCCCGATGTCACGGCGGCGGCGGTGGTCCCCTCGGGCATGACCCAGACCGACGACCGGGGGAACCCGGCGGTCACCGCGATAGCGCCCGCGTCGGCCAGGTCCCCGAGGTCCCGGCAGACGACCTTGAGCACCGCCCGGCCGCGCCGGGCCAGGTCCCCGAACGTGCGGAGCACGGGCCACCGGATCGCCCGGTCACGTTTCATCCCCGAATGCTCCAGCTTCGGGGACACGGCGAACAGCCGCACCGCCTCAGCGAGCAGCGAGCCGGGCATGATGGTCCCGTTCGTCTCGGCGTGGACCTCGGCCCCGGACGCGGCCAGGATGCCCGCCAGGTCCGCCAGGCCGTACCCGCCCCCCTGTTGCAACAGGGGTTCCCCGCCGGTCACCACGACCAGCTCAGCGTCTCGGCCGCGCACGTCCGCGATGACCTCTTTGAGCGTGCGGCGGGTCAGCTCGCGGCGCAGGCTGTACCGGCTCCCGTCCCACGTGTAAGGCGTGTCGCACCACGAGCAGGACAGGTTGCAGCCGCCCAGCCGGACGAACACCGCCCGCCGCCCGGCCGCTGGTCCCTCACCTTGGACGGTCGGCCCGAATATCTCCGATATGACCAGGCTGGGGGTCACGGCGCGTAGCTCGCGGTGGTGTCGGGTGTCTCGGACACGACGACCTCGACCAGCTCGGGGTACACCTCGGCCCAGCGGGTGAATACGTACTCGGCGAGCCGCTCGGCGGTCGGGTGGTCAATGACCTGGTTGAGGTCGCGGTGGTCGAACGTCTTGGCTATCCACGAGCGAACGCGGTCGAGGTCGCCGTAGTCCACCACCATGTCGCGGTCGTCCAGCTCCCCGGCGATGACGAGGGTCAGGCGGTAGTTATGCCCGTGCACGCGGCGGCACTTGTGACCCTCGGGTAGCTGCGGGAGGTGGTGTGCGGCGGCGAACCCGAACGTCTTCGATATCCGGTAGGCGTTCACGTCACCCGCCGGTCGAGGGACAGGCCCAGGAGCGTCTCGGCGTGCGGGTACCGCCCGGCGCGACCGAGGCGGGAGGCGTAGAAATCCGGCCGGACGGTGTAGTCGATCCGGTTGAACGCCGGAGCGATGACCCACGCGGGCAGGTCGCCCAGGAGCCGCAGCAGAGCGCCGGGGGTCCGCCACACCCGGTCGCCGCTGTCCGCTGAATTCTCGGTCTTCTCATACGGCCGGGTGTTGGCGAACTGGACCACGATCACGTTAGACCGGTGCCAGCGGGCTATCTGCGCGAAGAGGTCCCGCACCTGCCAGTCGGTCAGGTAGTGCAGGACGTACCGCAGCAGGACCGTATCGGCAACCCCGGCGTGGGCGTAGGTCAAGATGTCCGCGAGCACGTCGGGGTGGGTGTCCGGGTCCGAATCGACCGTGGTGATATCGACCGGCTGCCGGGGCCACCACAACCGCGACAACCCGGACCCGCCGCCGAGGTCCACCACCGACTCGCCAGCGGGAAGCCCGGCGAGCAGGTAGGGCATCGCGCCCCGGTACATGAGATCACTCGTCGGGTCGGTCCACGTCCCGAACCCGGTCCCCGCGCTCATCCCGCCGCCGCCTCCAGCTCGGTGAACACGCGGGCCAGCTCGGGGAGCTTCCCGCGCAGCGTGTCAGCCGCAGCGGCCAGGTACACCCTGGGTCCGCCGCGCTCCATCAGCCACCGGCCATACAGCAGGTACGAGCACGCGCCGATGACATACCACATCCACGACCGGCCATCCCTCGCGCCCGGCTCGCGGGTCAGAGCGCCCACCACATCGACCGGCCAGCGGCGCAGCAGCCGCAGCGCCGTCAGGGATTCCGACTTGCCCAGGAACCGGAGCTGACCCCCGTCCCACACCGCATAAACGCCGTACTTGTTGGCCTGGGTCCACGACGACACGTCAACCGACGCGAAGCGGAGCAGGGTCGGGAGATACTTCGCCCCCCTCGGGCAGTAGGCGAACCCGTGGACCTCCATCCCGTTGGCCTCAGCGCGGGACAGGCAGCGGCGTATCCACTGGTGCGCGGCATCGCGGTCGAGGTAGCCGAACCTGGTCCCCCCGATCGCCAACGCCGTGAACCCGTCACCGGCCAGCCGGTCCACCTCAGCCGAGGGGGTGCCGGGGTGAACGACCGGGATCACGTCGAGACCGTAGCCCTCCCGCATCCTCAACGCGTTGGCCCTCGACGCTACCGGGTCGTACACCACGTCGAGAGCGGCGCGGCGCTCGGCCGGGGTCTCGGCATACCACGCCGCCAGGTCGGGAACCGTGACCGGCGTGCCCTGGCTGATCGCGGTGAACGCCCCCGAGTCCAGCATGAGGTGACACGGCGGCAGGTCCCCGACCGGCATCCGGTAGGCGTACGACATCAGCAGCGACATCACGGGCGACCCGCGATCTTCCCCACGACCACGCCCAGCACCACGCCGAGCAGCACGCAAGCCAGCAGCACCAGCGGCCCGGTCACGACACCGCCACCTCGACCTCGACCAGCGAGCGGAGCCGCTCGGCATCATCCGCGCCCGGCAGAGCGCGGAACCGGGACAGCACCAGCGGCGGCACCCGGAACGCCAGCAGCGGCCACAGCCCCTCGGGCGGGTCGTCGCCCTCGTCCTGGTCCCGGCCGTCGTCCTGCCCGGTCGCCCCCGACGCCGAGAGCACCAGGAGGTCATCAACCGTGAACCCGGTACCGGCCAGGCCAGCGGCCGACGCGGCACGCTCGGACAGGATCGCGGCGAGCCCGTCGAGGTCCCACGCGGCCAGCTCAGCGGTCCGGTTGTCGGCCAGCAGGATCGACTCGGCCCGGTCGTCGTCCACGTCGAGCCAGATCACCGGGGCACGGGTCACGCCCCCCGCTTGCAAGGTGCGGCGGCGGGTGTGCCCGGCCAGGATGCGCCGGGTCGAGGTCTGGGCGACGATCACGCCATACCAGCCGTTGGCGTCGAGGCTGGCCGCTACGGCGTCGTCGTCGCCCCGGCGCGGGTTCCGGGGGTGGTCACGAAGCGTTGCTAGCTCGGCGTCGGGGTCGTAGCGCTGCTCCCCGGCGAACCGGGGGCGCTTACCCAGCGTGGCAGACCCCCCGGCGTCACGTTCCGTGACCGCCGGGGCGGTGTGTTTGCCCAGGTCAGGGGCGGGGTTACCGGCTGTGACATCGGGGCCGGGGCCAGGAAACCCAGCCGCGAGCGGCTGGGCA